ATGAGAAAGCAAAAAAAGAGTGACAAGAACGACACCCTACAAAAGTTAGTTCTTGCCACTGCTCTACTAAACCTAATCAAATCTGTTATAGATATTATAACAAAGATACTTAATTAGGTCAAGGGGGAGGAAACCTCCCCCATCAAAATAATAATTGAAAATGGAACTGTTGTCAATAGAACGGAGGGATTGATATGTTGAATTATTTAGATATGATTGCAACTGTAATAATCGCTATATTTAGCCTTGTAGTGGTTATATGGGTAGCGAAAAATTGGAGAAATGAGAAATGACAAAAATCGCAACAATGAGTTATGTGTAAAAAGAAAAAGCCCCCCGGAACAATCCGGGGGACCTCTTCTTGAAACAATCTAAATATCTATTTATCAAAAGCATAATATCACATTTGCCAAGCAAATGCTACAAAATTGTTTCGACAAATCTAACATACCAGGCTTGTACTTATTTGACCCGATATTTCCCTTTGTATTTGACGCACAGCCACCCATTCTTAATGCGAATCCAGACATTCCCGTTCGACTGCGTTTTCACTTCCAGAGCCTGCACGGTATTACCCTTTTTCAGTTTGCTTTTACTTTTTTTAGTAGATTTTTTCTTTGCTGATTCTGATAATTCTTTCCATTTCACATACTCGCCAGACGGGGTTTTCCGGAAGTATATGTTTACCAGAAGCTTGTACTTTCCGCCGACCTTTATCTGCGGTTCCATTGCCGCTTTTACCGCCCCCCTGAAGCCATCCATCGTATACCCCAATTTGCTCCATACATGGGTAGGGTCTACATGTCCCGAAGACAATCCGGCCAGACGTCCCTCATTGTGGGAAGAAATAAGGTACAGGCCGTTTTTCAGCTTCGCAAGCGGATTCCATCCACGTCTCTTGCAAATATCAGCGCAAAGTAAGACCATGCCATTATAGGAGCGTTTAATGTCAGCCTTAAATTTTTCTACATTCGTGATTGTGAAGTTCGCACCGCTCGTGTACTTCATGTAGTCGGATTCCATCCCCTCAATGGTGATGAGGTGGCCATTCCCATATCCGGCATCCGCCCAGGAACGGTAATTTTCCGGTAAGAACTGCAATACCTTCCCTTCCACTTCTGCATCCACGGCGTAATGTACACAGGCCTGAATGCCTGCCTGATTCCAATAGCTTGCCAAAGATTCAGCGGTATTCTGCGGCGTCCCTAACGTGTGTATCTGTATTCCCTCTGGGTTAATTCTGCCGCCGCTGTTATAGCAACTGCTTTTTGTTAGATATTTTTTAATAATATTTAATGCCATGCTGTACTCCTTTCCTGCTTTTTGTGCATAAGAAAAGAGCGATTACTCGCCCTTTCTATTCATCCTCTTCCTGTCCGCCTTTTGCGTCTATCTTATTTTTCAGTACCGCTATGTACTTAGACAGCCACGTAGGTATATTTGCGCCCATCCTCCCGACATTTTCAATAATGGATAGAAGTTCATTCAATATATACCATACCGCTACCACCAAGCCGAAAAAGGCTTTTGCATTCAGCTGCAAATCAAATTGTCCGGCTACTTTTAAGATGATGTAATCCAACACCATCGCAACCGCAATTATGAACACGTAGCCGACTTTTTTCGTGATTCCCTTTGCGCCTTTTTTAGAGTTCCATCCGTACTCCGGGTTATCCGGATGATCTATAGCTTCTACCTTGCTTGCAAGCATGCCGGACCAATAGTCCACTATCATCATTACGGTTAAAATAATCAGGATCGGGAGCAAAATCCCTAACCTTGCGCTAATAAAGGCGACCACTCCGGCCGCCCCTGCTGATACTGCATAATATACTTTTTCCATTTTCTTTTACCTTCCTTATCCCTAAATATAAGATATATAAACCTTGCTGTTTGTCGGGGGCGTGTACGCACCGGTTCCGACATTTCGGATGCATATGGTAGTGGCGCCGCTGAACCCAGAGTACATCAAGGGGTGGTTGGCGCCGTTGCAATATATGTTGACATTAATAATATCGCCACCGTTGGGTAGTGACGTTGCAATAGTTATACCGCCGCCCACCGCAATAGATGACACCGGGATTGCATATTGCACAATATTTATCTTGCTTGCCTCAAGCGTTGCCACGCTTGTTTCAAGATCATCCACCTGGTTTTGCACAAGATCACCGACCACTCTCCAATACGTGCCGTCATATATTAAGGTTACTAACGCATTAGCCTGTACATACCCCGCAGGCAAAACTGCTCCTTTGTAGTAGATGCTTTTTGCTCCTGTACTCGTTACGTTTAGCGTTGCACCACTTACGGTTATGCTATAGGTAAATCTCACGGTTACGCGTGCGCCGGTAGCAAGTGTAAATCCCGTTATACTCACCGTCTTTGCGACTGTAGCCGATACCGTACTACAAGTTCCGTAATGGGTTCTGTCCACAGAGCCGTCTATAGTTATCCCCTCTATCGTTCTGACCGTCTGCCATTTCGTCGCAGTACCCGCATTTCCCGTTATATTCGTCGGCGTGACTGCATTATTGGCTACGTAATCTTTTATTTTTGTCCATAGCCTGCTCAACCCGTTATTATCTATGTATCCCATAGGCGCCCCCTATACGCATATTGCGTCGATTTCAGCATTTGTCATGGACGTGATCGTGAAAATTTCTCCCAGCGGATCCCACTTGGTTCCATCCCACGCAACATTCATGCCTGCGCCGCCGTAGGCGGATGCGCTTTCAATGTTGTAGACATCACCGGCTTTCTGCGCTGTCGTTGGCAAACTGGATGCGGTTGAAACAGATCCTTTGTATTTATACATCCCCACAATGTCTTCTTTTTTTGCGTATGTGTTTCCCACATTAGTTTCGACGGTTGCCATTGCGCTAGCTACGTAAGTCGCAATTGCCTGACCACTTACAACGCCTCCGAAAGACGACGTATTAAGCTCATCAGGGACAGCGTACCATTGTGCCGCTCCGGGAGTCCCTCCCCAGCTAAGTATGCTCTTTGCCGTGCCTCCGGCCGGTATATGATTACTTCCTGTCCCGCTTGGATGCACGTATTTATTTGCACCCGCCTCTACCCCGTCCAGTTTGGTTTTATCCGTTGAAGACATTAGGCCGTTTGCCGATTGCGTGGCGGCGCTGTACGTCGTATCCTGCGCAGGGATGCCAAGCGCCGTAATATCCGCTTTTGCAACAGCAGTTGTCGCGCTTACATGACCGGTGCTGTCTACCGTTGTTTTATACAGGCTGCTTGCTTTTGCGGTATAACTCGGATGCGTATATTTGTTTGCTGTTACCGTGCTCGTAACAAGTGCTTTTACCTTTGACCATAAATAAATCGTGCCGTCTTTATCTAAAAATCCCATATCTTTCCTCCTATTATTTGCATATCTCTTCTAGTTCCGTGTTTGTAATCCGTGTTGTCGCATATTCTTCCAGCCCCCTTACCTGTGTTGCATTTACGCTGTTTATCTTCGCTCCGATAATGATGCCGTTTCCAAGCAAGATATTGCTCGTGGATTCGGCGGCTGCAAAAAGTTTTTTTTGCATTTCTTCAAAACTTAACACCGTATTGGATAATTCACAGGTGTTTTTTTGTGGATTTTCTATGTATTCCACTGTTTTTACAATTCTTTGCTTTTCGCATATGTCCATATCACTATCAACCAGCGTAATGACGTCGCCAATCCCATACTGCAAAGCCGAATAATTGGAATTCATGTTTGCCAGGTCTGTTATTTTCACGGAATACGCTTTTCTCGGCTTCGACAGTTCGTTCAGCTTATACTCTGCGTCCTCTTTTAGCGCCCGAGCGTCATCATAATTCTGGTCCTCCCAAAAGATCGGGATGACTTTGCTTGAATATTGATAATTCTCTACATAATCCTTTCCGTTGTTTACCCCGGCAATGCCAAGTCCGTCTTGACCGATCGGGATAATTCTCGTGCAGTAGTCATATGAATCCGAGGAGTCATTAAGTTCCACTAGGTTTAGTTCCCTCATGAAATAAACCCCTTTGTCTGCGCCCAATTTGTTTCTCAAGGATAATCTCCTGTTTATTGTGTCATACTTCCTTTCGCAGCCAAACGCTTCACATATTTTATCTATTATATTTACGGCGTTCACATTGGAAAGGATAATATTTCTTTTCTTTCCGCTGGATATATCTGTGTCTACTACCCACCCCGTGTCTTTCAGGGCTTCAGCGGCACATTCCTTTGCAGTCACGTTTGCTGCATCGAACTCGCTGAACAGCTTACTTTCCAAGTCCTCCAGATTTAACCTTGCGACAACGTTTCTGAATCCCTGGCTTCCTTCCGTGTTCTCCTTGATTACAAACACGTCATTTTCCGTCCAAACATAATATTCATTTTTTACTGCATGCTCTGCTTCTTTAGGGTAGCTGAAATAAAGCGTTTTATCTCCACTGGCCAGTACGCTTTCAATTCTTGCGTCTTTGTGGTTTTTTATCCATCCGATTTCATTGTCTCCTGTATTCCGCAATGTAAAAATCATCTCCGACGCCCCCCTTTAAATAAAATGCGGCTCATATCTCACGTACAACCTTGACCCTTTCAATGTTTGCATCGCCGTGCATTTAATTTTGTTTTCTCCCGGCAGCAGACTCGGAAACCCTGTCAGGGTAACGCAATATGGCTGATATGGAAGGATTTCACCTCCCTGGACGAATTTCACATTCCCGTTTATCCCATCAATTTCTATATAATTCACAACGTTCGATACCGTATTAATCTGAATATCCTTTGCTTCTCCCGTGAATCTGTTTCTGTCAAGCCCACTGATTAAAACATATTTCAAATCGATATATGACGCACAGAATATTGCCGGCGACGTAAGGGTGCCTTTGTTGTTTATGGTTAATTCGTTTATATAATAACCATCTTGATAATATTCGTTTTGATTGTTGAATTCTAAGTATACCCTATTACCATATTCATACCCTATTAATTCCAGGGTGACTTTGTGGAATCTGGATATTGCCGCTTCGACGTGTTCCGGGTTGTTTAACACGACTTTGAAGTGATTAGTAAATCCATCCAGGTCTACGACCGCCGGACTCAAAAGACTTGACACAATCCTATTTCCTCTATCCCAAATTTCCTGTCGGCTCCCACCTTTTATGATTACGATTACTTTTATTTTTTTCATTCCGACGGTCCCGGGAAGTAACAGGGGGGATGTCGCTCCATCGTTCCAAACGCTTGTATTTGTCACGTTCCCGTACCCCATTGCCACGTGCCATTGCTTGGCCCCGTATTGCGAAATATCCACTCCGTTAATTTTCATGTTCTCAACCTCCTGCTCATCATGGCGAATTGGTGGCTCATATCCGCGCCCGTTTCCCCTACCAGGGTCCCCGTGTCCAGCACCAAGTTTTGCCTTTCCGCCAGGTACGGAAGATACTCCGCCATAATCTCCATCATCTGCCCGAATAATCCGGCAAGTGACGAATTGTCTACGTTTACGGTTGTCTGCCGCATCGGTGCCGTGGCTGTCAGATTGTTCAACGCTTCAATTCCTGCGCCGCCATTAATGTTTTCGCTATATGCCGCCAGCGTTGCGCTCTGCCTTTGCAGCTGCTCCTTCGATTTATCTAGCAGGTCGCTGATCATTTTTGTGCCCGCTTTCGCTGCGTCCGCAGTGCCCTCTTCGATTCCTTCGCCAACTCCGGCCGGTATCTCAAATCCAACATCTTTTTTAAACAGGCGACTTGGGCTATGGATGTCCGCAGCGTCCGTCATGGCTTTTTTGAGCGTGTTTATAAACGTTGTTGCAGAAGATTTTATTTTCTTCTTATTTACCAACCCGTCAAGGATCCCCTGCAGCGTGTCAGTCCCTATCGTCTTTCCTGCTGCCGGTAATTTGCTAAGCGAATTTGTGACAGTCGTATTGACGGTTTTTAACTCTGTTGCGGTGCTTTTCTTTGTTGCCCCGCTCTTTATTCCGGAAATCAGCTTTGCGGTTGCCGCCTCTCCCAATGTTGTAGCCTTGCTTGCAAGGTCTTTCAGCGGCTTTTCAATTGCCACCGTGAGTTCTTTCGCGGCTTTCTCATATTCTGCCTTATAGGTGTTAAGCTGCCGCTGTGCCTCTGTTGTTAACTCCTTAATCTGATTCTCTGTTTCCACACGCATGGATTCAAGGTCTTTCACGGCCTGGGAATTGGAAAGGTCCGTTTTCTGCTGCCAGAGATCGTTGTATTCCTTTAATTGTTCGCCCGTCAAAGAATTTAGCGCGTGGAGGGAGGCGGATGCTTCCGGTCCCATTTCCTTCAATTCCTCAAGAAGTTCATCAGACAGGATTTTCTTATTCTGGAGTTCTTCAATTTGCAACTCCCAGTCAGCGTATCCGGCAACTTGGGTTTTCAAGTTGAACAAAAGTGTTTCTCCACTGGCGGATGTACTTTTGAACCGATCAAACAGGTTAAATGATGAATATATGGACTTTGCACGATCTTTTACGGCATCCTCGTAGGCATCCGTCAGATCCTTGATATCGCTTGTAAGCTTATCCTGGACTTCCTTGCAGTTATCATAATATTCCTGGTTTAATGACTCCTGCTGCTCCTTGAGGCTTTCCTGAGCTTGAAAATATTTCTGATCTGCTTCTATACGTTCGGCGGTGCCCTTTTTATATTGCTGTCTGACGATATTCCAGTAATCAACTTCTGCTTTTGCAGACACCTTGTAATAGGTTTTGTACTGCTCTAATCCGGTACCGGACAAACCAAACTGCTTCGCCGCCTCTTTTGCCTGCTTGTCAGCTTTTTTGTTCGCCGCGGTTTCTTTTTTGATATCGGCATTTATTTTCTTTATTTTTTTTGCCGCATCTGTATATGCCTGGCTTCCTGAATTAACGTGCTTTTTAACCTGCTGCCAGTAGTATTTCTCTTGTTGTAGGCTTATCTTATTTCTTGCTTTCTGGTTTTCGATGTAAGATGTTGCGGCTTTTGATACTTCTGAATAATACGCTTTCGCATCTTTTTTAACGGTCTCCTTGCCCTTTTTCGTTGTTTTCGATACTCCAAAGGCACTATTGAGTTTCTTATTCCACTCTTTGATATAAGCGTCGCTTGCTGTTGCATTTTTCATGGCTGACTTGTAAGATGCAGAATCATTTTTCACTGTCTTTGCTAATTGCTTCCAGAATTTTTTTTCTTCTGCAAGGCTAACCGAGTGGGTCCTTTTGTATGCCTCCATCCATGCAGCGGACTCCTTATACACATCGCCTGCCATCTTTTTCGATATAGACACGGCATATCCAGCTTTATTTTTGATTCCGATACCCATGCCCTCACTGATATATCCACCAAGCTTTTTAAAGATCCTGCTTGGGGATTGTATTTCCAGTTCATCAGTTGTACCATTTATGGCGGCTCTACAGAGATCTGTTATACTTGACACAACATTTTTCTTCCCGGCATCAATGCCGAGTGCCATACCTTTTGGTAGCATGATGCCGATTTCGTCCCTGAATAATTGTGACGGCGATTTTATTTTCCCTTTGTCTTTTGCTGCCTGCGCCGCATCCGTAACCATCCTGGCTGCCGCATTTATAACTTCGCTTCTTCCGGAATTAATGCCATCCCTGACGCCTGCCGATATATTGTAGCCCACTGACCTGAATTCGCCGTTATGACTGCCGGCTGCTGCAACTGCCGCTTGCGCTGCGCTGTTCACGGCTGACGATACCGTACCGCTGCCACTGCTAACGCCTTGCCCCTGCTGTTTCAACCACTCAAGCCCGGATGTCATGAATTGCCCTTTAAAACTGTCCGCTTTCGCCTTTGCTGCCTGCGCTGCCTTGCCGGCCGCACTTACAACGTTTCCTTTGCCGCTTTCCATTCCTGCTGATTGTTGTTGCAGCCATTCCAGGCCGGATGTTGCAAAACCATCGTTTCCTTTTTCCAGCTCTGCGGCGATCAGCTCGTTTAGTGCCTGGATTGCCTGGATTGCCGAACTCCCACCCGCATCAATGCCGGCCTGCAACTCCGCCGGAATTTCAATGCCGAGTTCGTTCATTGTTGTCGACAATTCACCTGCCTTTGCGGATATGGCTTCATTGACCTGTGCCGCAGCATCCTCGACCGTTGTCGTTCCGTTAGCGATGCCTTCCGCCAGCCCTGCCGGTATTTGCATGCCGCATTCTTTCGCTGCAAGCACCAGGCCCTCCGCACTGTCGCTGAACGCCGTCTGCACATCCGCCAGTTTTTCGGACGCTTCCGTCTTGAAATCCATCGCATCGGCATAGGCTTTCGCTATCTCTTCAAACTTGCCGTTTTCTTTTCCGAGTTCATTTACCAGGGCCTGCACGGCGTTCGCTCCCTGCGGACCCAGGTCAATCAGATAGTCAAGGAATTCCCGGGACATTCCGCTTCCGGCCTGACCGGCCAGGATCGTCATGTTGTCTTTCCAGTTTTCCAAGCCCCTTAACTGGGATTGCAGGTTTTCCAGCATTTTTTCTGCCGTGATTTCCTGCCCGCCGTTAAATTCATTGAAAGCGGATATGGCGCCGTCAATGCTTTGCTCGATAGAAGACCGCGCTTCTTCGTATTTCTCTTTTATTTTATCCGCAAGCTCTTCCACCGCCTGCGCCGCTTCTTTTTGCGCCTCTGTCAATTCCTCTGTGACCATTGTGGATTCTTCCGTTGCATCCTTCGAGAGTCCCAGTTTCTCTGTCAACGATTCCTGGACATTTCCCATCTCCTCGATCTGGGCATTGCAATCCGAAACAATTCTTTCCTGATCCCCTATGGTTTTATTGAGGGTTTCAGTTTCATCTCTCAACATCGTTGAGTCGCTTGCAAGTTTTTGGATATGGAAATCCGCATTAATCACTTCATCCGTTGTCAGTCCAAATTTCTTCGCCACGGCTTCGGCGGCAGTCCACATATTTTCGTAACCGGCTTTGGACATTTCCATATAAGCCTTTGATAGTTTTGCCGCTTTCTCTTCCGCTTCGTTTGCGGCATCCCTTAACTCCTGCTGCTTAATGAGTGTTTTTTCAAGCAAAACCCCCGCTTCCGCCTGCTGCTTGATGGTTTCAGTCAATTCCTCTTCCATTGCGGCCATCACTGCTTTTTGCTTCATGGACTCAATGCAGGCGTCCGTTGCTTCCTTCTCCCCGATCAGCGCGCCGGTCTGTTCGTCTATCGCAAGGCTTAACTCCGGCATTGCTTCATTCAGTTGGTCAACCAGCGCTTTCATTTGCATTTTCTTTGCGGTTGAATCATCTTCGCTTTTCGCCAGCTCGTACAATTTATTGGACATGATTTGCAGGGAGGCGTAATTTGACTCTACGCTGCCCTTATTTTCTTCAAATGCATTCCGGCTTTCCTTTATGCTGTTTTTCAGGCTGTTCGTCTCTTTCGCAAGCGCTCTCGAGGCTTCCGTCTGTTTTTCCATCTCGGTCTGCGCATGTGGCATTGTCTCCGCAAAAGCGATTACCGCCGCGGTCAATCCGACAATGGCTGTGGCAACCAAGACAGCCGGGTTGCCTGTGAGTGCGGCGTTAAATGCCTGTATGGCCGGCGTTATTGCTTTCACAATCGTAAATCCCGCAAAGGCGGTAACAAGCATCCCGAGTGCCGCGGTCAGCGCCGTGACTGCGCTTACCAGCCAGGGATTTTCTTTCACGAAATCAGTCGCCCACTCAAATGCATCCGTTCCTGCTTTTTTCATTTCAACCAACGCAGGAGATATTTGCTCCCCTATTGCGATTTTAAGGTTGTTTGCGGAATTTTGCATTTTTTGATCTGCAAACTCTGCCTCGTTGGTCATCTTTTTATAATTCTCTTCCGTTGCCCCGAGCGAATTCTGCATCTCGGAGAGAACGCCATTGAACTTGTCCGCTCCCGCATTGTACAGCGCTAAAGCCCCTACGCCAGCCTGAGAACTGCTCCAAAGGTTGGCGAATGCGGTTGAATTCCCATCGCATTTATCACCGAGGATTTGCAGCACGTCCCCGAGCGACATGCCGCCCTCCATCAACTCCGTAAACGTCTGCCCTGTTTCCTCTTTCAGCGTCTTTGATGCTTTGCTGCCGTTTTTCGCAAGCTCGCCAAGCATTGCGCTGATATACGTGGTCGCTATCCTTGTTTTCACGCCATTTGCGGTAAGCACGGCGTATGAGGCAGATAAATTGTCCATGTTGACGCTGTAGGCGGCTGCCACCGGGATAACCTTGCCTATCGTTGCCGCTAACTCCCCAACGGAAGTTTTACCCAGATCCTGCGTCTTTACCAGTTTGTCTGATATGGATTCCGTGTGCTTTGCGCTTAATCCATAGGCATTCAACGCGGTTGTCAGAACGTCAATTGAAGTCGTGGTATCTGTGAACCCGCCGACAGCAAGCTTATTCGCTTTTTCCACCATGTTCACTGCGTTTTCGGTATCAACGCTTGCCGAAATCGCCTGGTATGCCGATTCCGTCAATTCTTCTGCCGCTTTCCCGGTATCCCCCGACAGTTCCAGTATTTCATTTTTCATTTTCTCAAGCGGCACTTTTGTTTCGTCCGCAATGGTTGAAAGCTTAGCGACGCTCGTCTGGAATTTATCTGACGCTTCAACACATTTTTCCAGGGATTCTGTAATTTCATCAACGCTCTTTTTCACTCCCGACGCAATCAAGGCTTCTGCCATTGCATTCACTGAATCTTTTGCAGTGTCACCCATCTTTGACGCGCTGTCGCCGGCCTTGTCGGTTTTTTTCCCAAACTCATCAATGCTTGTGGCGCAATGGTCGGCAGCCTTTTCCGCTTCTTTCATGTACGCCGCATTTTTATCAAGCTCCCTGCTCGCCTTGATCGTCTGCGCTTCTGCGGTATTTAATTTTGTTTCCCAGTCCATTATCCGGTTACCGGCCGTTTCGTAGCTCTTTTCGCCTTTTTGGATCGCTTGCGCAAGTTCATTGACTTCCTTTTCCTGTTTTGCCAACGCTTCCGAAGAGGTATCGGAGGATTTCTTCATTTCCTCCATTTTGGCTTTTGCGGCCTCATGTTTTTGCTTTAACTGGTCAAGACCGGTTCCAACCTTGTCATACGATTCTTTTGCATTATCAAGGCCGGCTTTTGTCGCTTCCACTTTTTGTTTTTGCGCTTCCAGCGTCTTGCTTAACGACTCATGTTTCGCCTTTAGAGCCTCCAAGGAATTAGCCTGACCGGCAAACGTTTCTTTCAGTAGCCCGGTCTGCGACTTCAGATTCTTGATTTCCGAATTTATTGACGTGACCGCGCTCTTAAATTCCTGTTCCCCGTCCAACTTTATCCCGGCTTTAATGTCAAATTCTTCTGCCAATGTTGTCACCTGCCTTTAAAAAATAAAAAGAGCACCCTGTGAGGATGCCAACGTTTACGCTACGGTAAATCATCTATTGTTGTTTCTTTCTTTTTTAATCCGTTAAGTTCCTGATACTCGTTATAGATCAGGAAGAACTTACGCAATGTCATGTCAAACACTTCCCGTTCCGCATAGTTCAATATCTTGCAGCCTATATAAAGAATGCGGGCAACATTTATTTTTGCTGCCCGCTCTGTGCGTTTGGGGTTTCGTCTTCGTCCGGTTCCGGAAGTGACGTGCCATAGGCGTTTAACATTGCAAGGGTCACCTCGTATGCGTTTTCTTTCGAAACAAGCCATCCGGCTTCTTTCTCGGTGTATCTTTTCAAACTGCATTCGCCGTCTTTGTGTTTCAGACGATCCGCTTCGTCATTAAGCAGCGCGGCAAGCACAAATTTCATTGTGCCTGGCATCTTCCGGTCATCCGTAAGTCTGTCCATTATTTCTTCCAGAGGCGCGTCAAAATGCTCCTGCACTTCATCAATCACGTTGAGGTCAAACAGCAAGCGCCGTTCAACCCCGTCAAGCATTAATGATTCCCCGGCGGGTTTTAAATCGCTCATCCTGCACCTCCGGCTGTAATTCCGACTTTTTCATTCAGCCAAGCCTTGGCGGCATCTAATTCGTCAAAGCCGCGCACTTCCTTCCAGTCCCCGTTTTCCAGCGTGAATAAGTTTCCTTCCAGCGTGGTATGCGCAAATGTTACGCTTTCCTGCTTGGTCGCGTTTTCATCGTTTGGCTCCTTGAATTGAGCCTTATGATAGAATTTGACGGTGTATTTATTCCTGTTATCTGCTTTTGATTTCCCAACGGCACCGATTCCAAGGAATGGCGCCACATCATTCGCATTACATTTTACGCTGTCCTTTGTTTTATCATGCTCATGCCCCAGCATCCTTGCATAGTGTTCGTTTACCATTTCGTTTAATTCTACCGAGACCGTGCCGCCAGTTACCGAGTTATCCGTTTCCACGGCTCTATCGTCGCCATAATCCTTAACGTCGGACGTGGCAGGGCTTCCGTTGAACGTTGAGGTGGG